AACGCTGGAAGGAATCCGTGGAAGCAGTGAAGCAACTCGTGAAAGAGTGGAAAAAGAAAAACAAAAGGTAGGACTACGGATGTCTCACCCTCTATGGTATATTAGGCACATGATTATGAACGAACAACAACAAGCAAAAATCCTCCTCAACAACGAGGTCAAAGTAACCGACCACCGCAGCCAGTTCGTTGGTCAAACTGGAATCGTCAAACAGATCATGCATGATGGCCGTACCTTGGACGTTAAGCTATCCAGTGGCAAGTTTGTGTTTGTTGATGTCACCCTTGTGAGTGAGATTCAAGAGTCAACGCAATTCGCCAAGACCGAGCAAAGGCTTGTTGTAGACAACCTTGGCCCAATCGCAAATCACTTAATCAAGGACACCATCTAAATGGATAACGACTACTACAACGAAGAGGACGCGGCAACGCGGAGGCTACTTGAGGCTGTATGCCTTGGGGTTAATGTTCCAACCAACGAAGAAGAACAGGAGGTTGCTGACTATCAGCACAATTAAAATTATGATATTTAGTGCAATTCTTATTTTTCTAATCTATACGGTAATGCGTGAATTTGCTAAAGCCTAACCACAAATAGGAAATAGGTAATATTTAAATAGCATTTTTTTCTATTGACAAAGCCTAGCGGGCGCGCCGCGCGCCGCCTGTCAAGCTTAAAGTTTTTTGAGAAAAGCTCTTGACAAATGGGGCGTTGTGTGGTAGAGTATACTCATGATGAACAAGATGATGAAAGTGCTAGACCGTATTATGTTAACCCTCGGCATTCTATCCTTCGTGTGGTTTTTGCTCTATGCATTGCTGCTGTGGGACAAATAGGAAATGCCCAAATAGCAAATAGCCCGCGCTATGGCCTTGACAAAGCCCAGCGGGCGCGCCGCGCGCCGATTATGAAAGTAGGGGGGTTTTGTATTAGTGCGAAAAGCGCCCCCTACAAAAGTAGGGGGGTTTTGTATTAGTTTCTCGACCAGTCAGCGAGAGGATACTCAACTTCGGCATCACTCCACAATGGATGGAAGTCAGTAAGACCATCCTCAGTGTAGGCGTGAATCTCTGCCGTGTATACAATCGCACCTTTTTCATAGGCGTCTAAAACGATAACTTGGGCAATCTCGATCAACGTATCGATGTCATCATGCCAAGCCAGTTCGGTGTCGCCTTGCATCAGTTTGTATGTGTGTTTGTATTCCACTATCTTATTCCTTTCTTTTGTTATGGTTATGCATTGAACGCTAGTTCTCTGCGAACGTCTCTTATCATTCCCCAATCGGCATTCTTGTCGCTAGGTGTCTTGGAGCGGATCACGCATCTTCCGTTCTTTAGTCTTATTCTTATGTGCTTCCTTGTCCACTCTATGCAGTCAACACAGTCACCGAAGTGAGGAGCTAGGATTTTCTTTATCTGCTTTGCTATTTTCTTCATGTTTTCCTTTCGTTATGTCTGCGTTTAGTATCTCAAAAGGAGGGGGCCACCAGACGACCCTCTCGCAATCTTTTTTGAGTATCTCAAAAGGGGGGTGTCATGGGGCGACACACTCAGAAAGTTTTTTTTCTTTTGGGTAGGACTACGGATGTCCTACCCTCTATGAGATAATGAACGCATGATTATGAACGACATACAGATTACAAACAACGACGAAGCCCTCATCATCGACGGGGTAGCGCATGAGATTAAAACCATCAACGAGCAAGACCACGAAGGCCATTGCTGGCTTTACGTTGAACTCAAAGACGGTGGCGAATACATCTCTTATAATGATGGCAAAACTTGGAAGTGGATGGACTAAAAGAAACCAAAGGGTGGGACTACAGATGTCTCACCCTTTATGTTATACTAATCGCATGATGAAAATGAAGAAACAAAAAGACATCCCCTCCGGTTACGAACTCGACCCCGTGTGGGGGCCAATCAACGGAGCTTTACGCCCTTGTAAACAGTACACTACGAATCCCGACTGGAAACCCATTGAGTGGACAAGTTATAACGCTATGCAGCGCAAGCTCAACAGAGACGCGGACAAGCGTAGAATGGAAAAGCATATTTGGTATGGTGAAGTGTTCATCGCCGCTTGCCTCGGTGCTGCTCTTGCCCTGACAATCGCCTCGCTCGTTTAACTCAACAGAAAGAAACACACATGATCTTTGCTATTATTATTTTAATTGTATTCATTAAAGTTAACGCAGTCTTTTGGCTAGATAGGTGAGGGGGGTGGTAGTCATGACAAAATGGTAAAAAAATTATACTAATACCCCCGCACCCACGGCCCCCGGGGTGGGGAGGGGTGGCACATATATACGAATTGCAAATAGGAAATAGAAAATAGAAAAATAGCCCACCCCTTTTTGAAAAATTTGGTAATGCGTTTGACAAAATAGCGGGGAGGGGGGGTCGTTTTATATATTCGCAGACTTTAATCCTTTTTTAATAAAAATAAAATAAAAAATCGGCCCGGGCTTTTTTGCAATTTGGGCGCTTATTATATATAATATAAGTACATGGAAGCTCACTACATAAACAAACAATATGATAATCAATTCTGTAAATACTATGGAGTGTCAAATGTATTCTCTGATGAAGAAATAAATAAAATTAAAAAAATTGGAGATAATTTAACAACAAATCAGGCAACCACATTTGGAGGTAACGCTAATGATTCTGTAAGGAGTGGTTCTGTGGCGTGGTTGCCCCGTAGAGACGACGATAACTCATGGATATACGCAAGACTCCTTCAGTCTGCTGAAATAGCTAACAACGAATTGTGGAGCTTCGATATTGTCGGGTTGTGGGAGGACTGTCAATATACTACATACTTGGGAAGCGAAAAGGGCGATCACTATGGGTATCACTTGGATATCGATGGAGAAGCCGGTTCTCATAGAAAAATTTCCGTTGTGGTTCAGTTAACTGATCCTTCAGAGTACGAAGGAGGCGATTTAGAGATACTTACAAGAGAAACTCCTTTCTTTGCAGATAAATCTAAAGGCTCTTGTTTGTTATTTCCTTCATTTTGTTTGCATAAAGTTCATCCTGTAACAAAAGGCAAACGTAATTCTCTTGTGTTGTGGGTTAGTGGCACACCCTTCAAATAATATTTGAGTCGTATTGACTCTAATTAATAATTATTTTTTGTATTTTAAGGGATTTTTATTGGCATGGCTTGTGCTGTATTAATTTTACTATGAATACATTAAGAATAAATGCTTTTGATCTTTTTAATGATGCTTTCTTTAATGAGGACTATTCGTTTTGGCGTCGTCGCTTGAATACTCCATCATGGAAAGACAATGGAAATCAATACGAATTAAATATTCCTCTTCCCGGTTTTAAAAAACAAGACGTTAAAGGTGAAGTTGATGAAGGCGTTGTAACAATCAAAGCAAAGAATGAAAACGATTCGGCGTCGTACTCATTTTACTTACCTGAAACTGCTGATCCAGATAGTATATCCACAACACTAGAAGACGGGTTATTGTCATTCTCCGTCGAAAAGTTCGAAAAAAATAAAAAAATTGACATTAAGATCAATTAATTACAGTCAACAAAAGTAAATGTACCGGCCAAATTTCCTTGGTCGGTATATTTTTTATAGTGTAATATACACTGAAGATGTCGAATAAACGAAAAGGCGGAAATCATAAAACCGTCATGAATAAGCTAGACGAGCTTGAAGCAGAACGCGAAACGGAAGATGCTTTAAGTTTAGATTTAAACGCTAATCCTAATCCAATCAAGCGTCAAATTAAAATAAAACAATTTCCTTGGACTGACAAGCAAAAAGAATTTTTTAAAATTGCTTTACATCCCGCCACCAAGGTTATTTTTGTAAATGGCCCCGCTGGAACTTCAAAAACACTTCTTGCAACTTATTGCTCGTTGCAATTGTTAAATATGAAAGCAATTAGTGATATTATGTATTTGCGGTCTGCTGTTGAATCCTCAGATAGAAGTTTAGGTTTTTTACCGGGTTCCGCAGAAGATAAATTACGTTTTTATAATTTACCTTTCTTGGATAAGCTTGAAGAGTTACTTGCAGATGGTCGAGTCAATAAACTCGAACAAGAAGGACGCATAAACATGTTCCCTGTGAATTTTGCACGAGGCATGAATTGGTCTTCTAAGGCAATTATTTTAGATGAAGCTCAAAATAGTACAATCAAAGAAATTACTACGGTTTTGACCCGCATGGGTGAAAATAGTAAATGTTTTGTACTTGCTGATCCTATGCAAACAGATATTGCCCATGAGTCAAAGCAACACGGCTTTGAAAAAATGGTAAAGGTATTTTCTGACGATGAAAGTATGTGTAATGGAATTTATACCTTTAGCTTCAATGAAGAGGATATCATGCGCTCTGAGTTAGTTAAATTTATTACTAAGAAATTAAAGCAAATTGACTAACTAGCAGCACAAATGAAATCCCGAAGGGTTTCAATTCTGCTTTTTTAAAATTTGGTACAATTCGCGAGTTAATTTATTTATAACAACGGCCTCTTCCCAATAATAATTTTTAACGCCTTGTTTATCTTTGGCGGTTTCAATTATGTTCAAGCTATGATGACCTATTTGTTTTAACATTTCGCAAGGGTCTATTTCTTGTTTCATTTCTCTGTCTTTCTCCACCGTTGATTACGGTATAAAAATTTTGCAACGGAATTTGCGAATTTAGTTATATTCTTTTCGCTTTCGTTCCAAAAAAATGCGTGTGCCATTTCATGAATTATTGTATTTAATTCCATGTATTTGGTAAGGTCTGGGTGAATGTGGATTTTAGGTCTTTCAGTCTTTGGGTCCAAGCAAATGCCATCAGCTTCTCCAAAATGACGTTCATCGGGTTTTCTGAATATTATCTCATATTCTATCCCCTCGGAGTTTTTAAAGGTAAATGGCTTAGTTGGTCTTTTCATACTCCCACATATATGATTACACCTCGTAAAATTCCAGAATCCTTAAAAAACTATAAAAATTTGTATTTTCAACTTAATTGTGTTTATAATTTATGATGAAAACATATTGTTATCAGTGCGGAACAGCTATTACATATGCATCTGAAAAACCGAACTTTTGTGTAAAGTGCGGATGTGACTTAAATTCTACCAAAGCTACCAAAAAAGTTGCACCTCCTGCTGTAGAAACTGAAATCGACATGGCCGAAGAAGAAAGTGTGGTTTCTCTGCCATCAATCAATCAATTAGAAGTCGATATAAACGCATCGTCAGGAAGCCCAATTACGTTAGGGCAAATCGCAGGAACATCTCAAGGTGGCGGTGGAATAGTAGACGACTTCAAAGCTCCAGAATCTCAACAAATGACAGAACAACAGATTATGGATGACTTTAAAAAAGAGGCGGGCGCGCTTAGGCCAAAGCCCGAAAAATAAATGCCCGAACCCAAACCCAATTTTGAAGATTCTATCGATGTCATAGATAAAGAAATAGCAAAGCGAAGGAACAAGTGGAACCTGACCGCTATATCATGGATGGACTTTGATGATGTATCTCAAATATTGAGAATACACATTTATAAAAAGTGGCATTTGTATGATCCAGCTAAACCCCTTGCCCCGTGGCTAAATAAAATTATTTCAAACCAAATCAAGAACCTTATAAGGAACAATTACGGTAACTATTGTAGACCCTGTTTAAAATGTGCTGCCGCTGAAGGCGGAGACTTATGCAACATATACGGAAGGCAAGACTCAACCTGTCCACTATACGCTAATTGGGAAAAAACCAAAAAAGTAGCCCACGACATTAAAATTACTGTACCTATTGAATTTCACAACAGGGAGATATTTGGTATACAAAATGAACAAAAAGACATAACCAATAGCATCGTTTCTTTACATTCTAAAATGAAAACAATTTTAAAACCTTTAGAATGGAAAGTATATAAATGTTTATACGTCCAAAGTATGACTGAAGAAGAGACGGCTAAAGAAATGGGCTATAAGACTACAGAAAAAAATAGATCACCCGGATACAAACAAATCAAAAATATCAAAAAGTCAATTATTGAAAAGGTTAAAATTAGTATCGAAAAAGGAGAAATAGATTTTCTATGAGTCTGCCCGAGTTAACCAACGACCAAAAAAAAGCAATTTTAGAAAAGTGGGAATCTGATCCAGATAATCCACCCTCTCTTCTAGAGCTTATTTCTGCTGCCTATCCAGATAAACCTGAAATCGACGGAAGAACCAAAGAAGGAAGAGCCGTTAAAGCTTTCTTGGCTTCTAATCAAATCAAAGCAAGAGCATCTCACCAATACAAAGCCAAAGACAAAATTAAACTAACAGAAGAACAACAAGAGTTTATTACCAATAACGTTTCTACTATGAAAGCGTTAGAGATGGCAAAGTATTTGTTTGACAACCCAAATTTAACCACTTTGAGTCAAGAGTGTAGAACGGTTAATGAGTTTATAAAAAATCTAGATTCTAAAATTGTATATCAAAATACCGAAGAGATTCCCAGAGACGAGCAATATAAGCCACCCAAAACAACTCATAGTGCTCTTCAAAAAATCAATAGATATGTTCACGAGGGTATAGATAAAAACAAATTAAATAACACAGATAAAAAAAATATAGATTCTTTAATAGGATATTTACACACCTATCGATTTACGCATCAAATGAGTAATTATGGTAATCAAACCGATAGAGAATTGTTTGAATCGAGTTTCATTAGATATACGCACGATAAAGGGGATTTAACTCAAGAGGAAGTAGATCAATATATAGTGTTGTCTGCCGAGGTGGTAATCGCCTCTAATATTCAAAGACGAGTAGAAAGGTTGCAACAGTTATTGGATCAGAATGCTGAAGATACTGAAGGAAGAAGAATGGCGATGAGTTTAGTGGAGGCTATCAATACGGCTCAAACAGAATATAATCAATCTGTAAATCGTCAGCACAAATTGTTAGGCGACCTCAAAGAAAAGAGAAGTGATAAACTAAAAAATCAAATCAAAGAAAATGCCAGTATTCTTAATTTAGTTCAATTATGGAAAGATGAAGAGTCTAGGCAGAAGTTAATCAAAATAGCCGAACTCCGAAAGAAGGCAGTAAAAGACGAAATTGATAGACTATCTTCTATGGAAGATGTCAAATGTCGGATTATGGGACTAGATAAATCTGAGGGGCTAAATGGATAAATTCATATGCCAAATAGACAACGAAGAGTTTACTACGGAAAAAGAGCTCCATAAGCACCTACGTAAACACAAAATGCGTATTGTCGAATATTATCAGACTTATTACCCTCGTTACGATAAACATACCGGCGATATAATAAAATTTAAAAATAAAGAGCAATACTTAAACACCGATTTTAACTCTCGTACTAATTTGAGAATGTGGTTGAAATCTATCTCCGAAGAAGAAGCCAAACAATATTGTAGAAACCTTTTAATTGAAAGAAAAGAAAAAAAAGACTTAGAATTTGCCCCTACCCAAGTTGAACTACGCTCTATCATGAGTCCACCAATTCAATATTATAATCAGCTTTTTGGTGACTATTATGAACTGTGTAGCAAGTTGGGTTTAGAAACAAGACATGCTCATTGTACTGAAATTATCACAGGCAAGGCTTACGATTCAAACGAATATACTATTCACGTTGACACCAGAGAACAACGGCCACTAAAATTTAATCGACCCATTGAATTAAAAACGCTTAAGTATGGCGACTATACATTTTCTGACGGAAAGGCAGCGTGCGATTGCTATATAGAAAGAAAATCTTTAGTTGACTTAATAGGAACTTTAAGCGGTGGTTATGATAGGTTTTGCAAGGAGATTGAACGCTCTATTGAAGATGAAGCTAACTTTATAGTAATTGTGGAAGCGAAACTGGCGGACGCTTTATACTTTAATCAAATACGCAAATCAGGAGGGCGTGGAAGAGTTTACGGTAAAGTAAGAGCCACTCCTGAATTCATATTTCACAGGTTAAGAAATTTAGTTCAAGAATACCCCTACATTCAATTTTTGTTTGTCAACGGAAGAAAAGAGTCAGCCAGAGTTGTAGAAAAGATTTTTACAAGCGGATGTATTTATAAAAAAATAGACTTACAACTGGCCTACGATTTAGGAAAACTCTAATGTGGTATCCAGAAAAACAAAGAATCATTGCTGAAAACATAAACGAAGAGCTTCGTTTAATAGAAGGCGAACTAGAGGATAAAGAGGCTAAAATTAGCTTGGCTAAGTTTTTAAGAGGCAATCTAGGATTTACTACTGAATTGGTGTCAGGTATTAAGCTCGCTCCATTCCAAGAAGTTACCCTTCGAGGGTTAATGACAAAAAATTTCAGCATGTGCGTGTGGGGCCGTGGCTGTGGTAAAACATTTATCGCTTCTGTATTTGCATTTCTACAGTGTATATTTTACCCCGGTACTAAAATCTTAATCGCCGGTCCCACTTTTCGTACTGCTAGATTTATATTTAACAACTTAGAAAAAATCGTGGCGACTAAAGGCGCAACACTTTTACAGCAAGCTTTTTCAGCAAAGCCATCTAAACGCAACGATCAATATGAATGGTTAATTAATGGCGGTTCGATTACAGCGGTTCCGTTATCGGGAGAAAAGATTCGTGGTTTTCGCGCTAACATTTTGCTTCTTGATGAGTTTTTACTTTTACCGGAAGAAACTATCAAAACCGTTCTTATGCCCTTTTTGGTTGCTCCTCAAGATATGGCTGAACGTATCAACATCAGAGAGCAGGAAGATAAACTCATAGAACAAGGTTTAATGCAAGAAGATGAAAGAATGAAATTTGAGAACAACTCTAAAATGATCGCTCTTTCTTCCGCCTCTTACACTTTTGAAAATCTATATAAAACGTATCAAGATTGGACTAGTAAAATTTACAAAGCGAAAGAAACAGATGAGTCCTCTTATTTTATATCCCAGATGGGATACCAAGCATTGCCCAGTGAAATGATTGATACAACTATTATTGACGAGGCTCAAAATGGTGGGCAAAGTCATTCTAGTTTTCAGCGAGAATATTGTGCTCAATTTACAGATGGATCAGATAGTTATTTTAGCGCTCGAAAAATGCACGAATGCACCATTCCAGACGGACAAAGCCCATCAGCGCTTATCAAAGGAAAAAATGGTCATAAATACATTTTAGCAATTGACCCGTCATTTTCTAACAGTCCTAGCTCAGATTTTTTCGCTATGTCTATTTTAGAGTTAGATGAAGAAGCTCAAGTAGGTACGCTAGTGCATAGTTATGCTGTCGCTGGTGGAGATTTAAAAGATCACATTAACTATTTGTATTATTTAATGAATAGTTTTGATTTTGAAATGATTATTATTGATAATGCAGGTTATCAGTTTATAGATAGCTGTAATGAAAATAAGTTATTTTTAGAAAAAGGAATCAATATAAAGATGTTTGATTTTGACAGCGATAAAGAAGGAGATGATTACATAAAAGAAATAAGAACTGCCAAGAGAGAATATAACAAAAAAGATTATAGAATTTGTTTTAGGCAAGTATTTACTAGCTCATTTTTAAGAAAAGCTAACGAGCACTTACAAGCCTCTATCGATCATAAGAAAATATGGTTTGCGTCAAAGACTGCGGCAAATTCAGAAGCTTTTAATCGAGCCACTAGTCAAAAGGTGAGGGTAGATTTAACAGGCGCAAACGATCTTTTAGATTTAATAGAGACTCAGGATGATCTCATTTATCAAACCAAGAAGCAATGCGCTCTAGTTGAGGTTAAGAGCACCGCAAGAGGCACGCAGACCTTTGACCTTCCGCAGCATTTAAAACGCTCTGAGAGCGCAAATAGAGCCCGTAAAGATAACTACACAACTCTTATGTTAGCCAACTGGGCGGTAAAATCTTATTTTGACATTAATAATTTTAAAAATGAAAATGCGGCAACTTTTTCTCCGTTTATGGTATAATTGTGTAATAATATTTTGAGGTATAAGGAAACATGGCCGACAACAGAATTAGACTAAAACAGTTATACACTCCAGAGTTATCTGGGTATATTTTAAGCGTTAGCTCCGGTGACACTGGACCTACCGGCCCCACGGGTCCGGTTGGACCAAATACCATACCTTCAGGTGCAGACAAATCTATTCAATATAGCGACGGCGGTATATGGGCGGGTAGTACTATATACTACGATAAAACTACCGAGAATCTTGGATTAGCCGGAACAACCTCTCCAACCGCCAAAGCTTCTTTTGGTGATTATTCTAGCTCTGATAATTCTTCTCCTACTTTATACTTTCACGAAAGTGGAGCGGGTAACGAATATGGCGTTAACTTTGATCAAACTTATTTAAATTATTTTATTTCAACAGGTTCAGGGGCTGCGGCTAAATTTGGCACTTTATCTCACCTCAATGAATTTACGGAGGTTTTTAAGCTATCAAGCGATCTTGAAGTACAAATTCCGAATGGTAATTTAAATGTACCAAAAGGTGGAATTACAGGCCAAAATGTAGACGGTCTTGGATTAGGCACTTTTGGTTCTGGCGTAATGACTTCTGGTGTGATTATAGGCTCTGGATATGCTGACCTTCCCACTGGCTCTAGTTATCCCGGTACTGCTGGAGAATTCGCATGGGGAAGTGGCCATTTTTACGTTTGCACAGGCGCAAACCTTTGGGGTCGGGTTGCAATTACTGGATTTTAAAAAAATTTAGCTCTCGCGACTTGATTTGTGTAATATATGTTATATATTTACGCTAAAATGAATTCTAAGAATAAAAAACCAGCTAAAAAAACAGCCAGCGCTAAAAAAGCCACCACCAAGAAGAACGATTTATCCGAAATCGCCCCTTTAATGGCGGCTGCTGCTGATACTACTACCCGCTCACGCCGAAATGCAGCCTCTACTATTGAAAGAACCGACAGGTTTAAAAACATTGATGACGGTTTAATTCCCTTTAAATATTCCTCGGGTTCGTACCAAAATAAAAGCAGCATTGACGTTAGAGACGCTGTAATTTTATGTCAAAAGGCTTATTATAACTTTGCGGTTTTTAGAAATACCATTGATTTAATGACTGAGTTTTCGGTTAACTCTATTTATTTCAGAGGTGGAAGCAAAAAAGCTAGAAGATTTTTTGAAGCTTTATTTAAAAAAATTAATTTATGGAGTCTTCAAGATAGATTCTTTAGAGAGTATTATCGATCTGGCAATGTTTTCATCTACAGGTTTGACGCAAAAATCAAAGACCAAGACCTCAAAAAAATTACCCAGACTTTCGGCTCTGAAGCGTTAGCCTCGGTATTTATTCCTTCGAGATATGTAATTCTTAATCCAGCAGATGTAAGATTAACTGGAACATTGTCTTTTGCCGAGGCCAGCAACTATTATAAAGTTTTAAGCCCTTATGAATTACAAAGATTGAGAAAACCGCAAACAGATGAAGAAACAGAGTTTTTAACTTCTCTACCGCAATCGGTGCAAAAATCTTTAAAGAAAAGCTCTTCTAGCGGAGCAATGATTCCGTTAGACCCAGAAAAAATTTCAGCGGTCTTTTATAAGAGGCAAGATTACGAACCCTTTTCTGTGCCTATGGGATACCCTGTTCTTGAAGATATTAATGCTAAATCAGAAATGAAAAAAATTGATATGGCAATTTCGAGAACTATGCAACAAGCCATTTTATTAATTACAATGGGAGAAAACCCAACCAACGGAATTGGCATTGATCAAAAGAATTTGGTCGCTATGCAAAAATTATTTACCAATGAATCTGTTGGTAGAGTTTTGGTTGCCGACTATACAACTAAAGCAGAATTTGTAGTTCCTTCAATTGGTTCATTACTCGATCCATCCAAATATGCAATTTTAGATAAAGATATACGGGTAGGTTTAAATAATATTTTGGTGGGTGAAAATGAAAAATTTGCTAATCAAAGTATCAAGGTAAAAATATTCATCGAGAGACTAAAGCAAGCTCGTGAAACTTTTATTAATGAATTTTTATTCCCCGAGATGAAAAGAATATGCAGGGCTTTAGGTTTTAAAAATTATCCAACGCCTTATTTTGATGATATCGATCTCAAAGATAGTTTGCAGTATTCTAGAATATATACTCGGCTTATGGAATTAGGCGTTCTCACACCCGAACAAGGAATCACTGCTATTGAAAGGGGTAGACTGCCTAGTGACGAAGATTTAATTGAGCAGCAAGAAGAGTATAGAAAGCTAAGAGATAAAGGCTTTTATGAGCCTGTAATGGGTGGACCACATACTCAAAAGAAAGCTCAAGACGCCGCGCTTAAGAGCAAAGAAAAAGCTGAAAAATCAGCAGCACCCGTGACACAATCTTTACCGAAAGAAAACGGCAGACCTGAAGGCCAACAAGCTCCTCAAACTACGAAAAATGTATCACCCGTAGGAGAAGGAGATCAGTCTAAAGCTGTTGAAACGTTTAGCTTGGAGAAGGTTAAAAATAACCTAATCTTAGCTCAAAAACTACACACTGATGTTGAAAAAGCTCTCAGAGCAAAACATGACATCAAAAGAATGACCAACAAGCAAAAACAAGTTGCTGAAAATATTACCGAGTTAATCGTAGCAAACGAAGAGCCAAATAACTGGAGTAAAAATGTAGAAAAATATGTAGATAATCCAGTTGACCATAACCCAGATAGGGCTCTTATGATTACAGATTTATGCGGAACGCATGATGTAGATTTTTATTTAGGGAGTATTTTGTTTGCCAGCAAGAAGTAGGAATTTATTATGAGCGAAGAAAAAAATAACGAAGATAAAATTGACGACATCGTTTCTTATAATCAAGATTCAGATGTAGATATAGATTTACCAGATATACCCATGCCAACTGTTGAAGCTTCTTCTGCGGCAAAGGTAATCAAAGATAAGTTTAAATCTGCGTTTAAGTTTTCCTTTGTCGGCGCTGGACAAGGCGGCTCCAGATTAGCGGAGACGTTTTATAAGTTTGGGTATAATAGAGTTTGCGCTATTAATACTGCAAAACAAGACTTAAACACTGTTTCTATCCCAAATAAATTATGCATCGGTGACGGTGGCGCTGGTAAAAATATGGAGCTTGCTAGAGATTTATATAAAGATCACAAAGAAGATGTTTTTGATTTCATTAGAGACTCAATAGGCGAAGAGTCTGATCGCATTTTTGTTTGTGCTGGTGCGGGCGGTGGCTCAGGTGCTGGAACAGTGGCCCCTTTAATTGAAACCGTTAGAGAATATCAAGACACGATTAAGTGCGAAGACCATGATAAAGTTGGCGTTATTTTAGCTTTACCAAAAATTTCAGAAGGTAAAAAAGTTAACGCAAATGCATATCACGTTCTTAACGACGCTTTAAGACTAGTGCAAGAAGGGCTTGTGTCGCCTTTGATCCTAGTAGACAATGAGCGTATTAGTAAGCTGTATCCTAAGTTAGCTGTAGGGCCGTTTTGGGAAACTACCAATAAAAGCGTAGCGGGATTATTTCATTTGTTTAATATGACATCCGCAAAAGATAGCAGTTATTCATCCTTTGATCCAAACGACTACAAGCAAATTCTTAATTCTGGAATTATTCTTTTCGGCGCTGCCCCTGTAGGCAACTGGGAAGAAACTACATCTATTACAAAAACCGTAAGAAATAATTTAAAGTCTACTTTATTGTGCGGTGGCATAGATGTTTCGTCTGGGAATTGCGCTGGAGTGATAGTTATCGGTGGCGTTAATGTATTGAATAAAGTCCCTCAAGAAGACTTGGATAAAGCTTTCGACCAGTTCACTCGAATACTGCGCCCGGGCAACACTGTTCACCGAGGTATATACAGCGGCAATAAAGACAATCTCATAGTTTATTCTGCTGTGGGTGGTTTAGGCGTTCCGCATGAAAAGCTCAAAGACCTCAGAAAGCACGGTGATCTTAATTAAGAAAATATATATTTGAATATTTCTTTTTTGGAGGCTACTATTGTTATAAGGAATAAATACTATTATGGCTACTAAAAATAACGATATTAAACCCGGCTGGAAAACCACGGAATTTTGGCTTACAAGTCTGACGGTTTTGGCATCTCTGCTTTGGGGCGCTGATGTTGTAGACCCAGATTCTGCTGGTACAGCTAACAAAGTTTTTGGCTTTGTGGTTGCGGCGCTTGGAGCGGTTGGATACACCGTGTCTAGAGGTTTAGCAAAGAAGAAGTAGGCTACTATGTGGGTTGCCTTTATAAAGGCTGTTCTTGAGTGGCTAACAGACTTAGTTAAAAAAGATACTAAGGCTG